TTTGGACAAACATCGTGCCATCGTCTGGTGTTGGTGGCTTTGGCCCCATGACCTTGGTGATCAAGCCACCATCAAACCCGCCGTAGTCCATGGCAGTTTGTTGCGCCGCTGTGGCTGCTGCATCAGCGGCTGCCTTGTCTGCACGCTGCTGCACAAAGTTTGTGAACAGGTTGGCGTCATAGATGGTGGGGTCATAGCCACCCATGAACTGGCCACCAACTACGTTAGCGTAGGGGTTGCCAACTGGCTGCATCTGGGCGCGGATCTGGCCGTAAGGCGATGCGCCACCAGCGGTCACGTTGGGGTTGTATTGAGCGCCGATTGGGATCGAAACGTAATTGTTGAAGTTCTCGGCAAATGTCGCAGACGTTGGCGACATTGCTGGTGGTGGCGTGTATGTACCCATGTTGGATGGCACACCAGCATTGGCAAATGGAAGTGCCGTGTTGGCTCTGTTGGTGACATCACGAACTGGCACGCCAGTGATTTTTGAGACTTGCTGTTGAGAGATGCCAAGCCGCGCCATCTCGGCAGCAATTTGCGCATCTGTCAAACCAGGTGTGCGCATGAATTCTGTGAAGAATCGGTTTTGCGTTTCAGCAAGAGGAACACCTGTGATCTGCGAAACCTGTCTCGGCGAAATGCCAAGCCTGTTGGCCTCTGCTGCAATCTGCGCATCGGTAAGACCTGGCGTCTGCAAAAAGTTGTAAAGCTGATTTTCACCAGCAGACGAAAATGTTGGCGCTGGTGCTGGTGCTGGTGCTGGCATTGCCGCAGCAATACGGCTTTGCACCTCAGCCACTGGCACGCCTGTGACGTTCGACACCTGCTGCGCTGTTGCGCCAATGCGGTTCAACTCGGTGGCGATCTGCTGATCGCTCAGGCCGGGTGTCTGCAAGAATGCCAAGATTTGCTGTTCTGTTGCCATCGTCTAACTCCTAAAGTGCTTTCGCCAGGACAGTCCACTGTGGGCTGTACCCCTCATCCTTCAAAAATGTCTTGGCCCAGCCTCTGCGGCCTGCCAATGACACCCTGGTGCATCCAATCGATTTGCCCCAGGACTCGATCATCGGTCGCATCCGTGAGAGTTCATCGAGGTCGCCACCAGCCAAGAAGTAATGCAAATTCTTGAGCCTGGGATAGACAATGATCTCAGTCAGCACCACAGAATTGACAGCAGGCCATACCTGCAACTTGTTCTGTTTGACCATCTCAATGACATCATCGAAATGGTGTGTGCCTCCAGAGTATTCTAATGCCGCCTCCACATGGTGGCGCAGTCGCTCCAGATGCTCCAAGTCGTTCATCGCTTGCCCATTGGCACAGCGTCAAGGCGCATCACGCCAACCCGCCAATCGGCCAGGGTGTCGCCTGTCACCTTCATGTTGATCTGCCTGCCCGAAAAGCGCACGCTGGTGGGGTTGGCTGCCGAATACGGCCCAAATGAGGTTTGCGCCCCTGTGGGATAAAGCCTGGATTTAAACGACACCACGGCATCGCCCAGGTTTGACTCATCCGGCACGACCTGGCGCACAGCCATCACGTTGTCGCCATTGCCAAGCTGCACTGGCCCAGACTCAGCGTAAACAGACGCACCGTCATAGGCAAAGCCCACCTCATGCTCGTAGATGTAACCATCACTGGACACCATCAGCGGGTATGTAAACACGCCAGAATCTGTGCCAGCCGTGCGTGACAGAGAGCCTATGTTCCAGTGGTTCTCACGGTAGTTGAACGTGACATAGCTGTCGTTCTCGTTGCTGCCGCCGCTTGGGTAATACCACCAGATTTCACCAAACTTACTGTTGTGCACACAGTAAATCTTGGAAGCCTGGGCCAAGTTGATGTCTTTAAAAACAAAATCGCTGACATCACTTGGCAGTGGCTTGACGTAACCGTCATAAATCCAAAAGCCAGCCTTGCTCATCCAGATGGCCGCAGTGTCAATGGCAGCCACTGACTGAGCCGAGATCAGGCCACAGCCCGAGCCAGCCTTCTCAAAGCCATAGACAAATGGCGCACCCACATACTGCGCTGTGTGCACATCCACATCGGTAAACAGCAGGTTCACGCCCTTGACGCGCTTGCCAGCCAAGAGTGACCCAGGCGTGGCCAGTTCGTAGTCACCAGCCAGGTTGTCGGTGGCAGGCGTCCAAAGGGTGTTGTTTTCTTGGTCGCACCACTGCACCTTGCGAGGGTTGCCACCAGCGCCCAGCGCAAACAAGATGCGCTCTTGCGTGACCAGCAATGCGTTGTTGCCTGTTGGCGCGTTGGCAATGGCTGCGGCCAGCGTAGGCGAGGAAAAGCCAAGTTGCCACTCGTACAGCTTGCCATCGGCATCAGAGCAGGCCACCAAGTACTCGCCCCAATTGTCCAGACTCCAGGTGGTGGCAGGGATGGGCTGGCCAGTGTCAGGCCGTGCCACGCCATAGGCAAAAGAGCCATAGACGTTGGCGCCGTAGCCTGTCAGCGTGGTGGAGTTGGCCACGCCTGCTGTGAAGCCAGATGGCGTGATCTCCTTGAGCGTGCCAGCCTCATTCATGACATACAGCTTGGTATGCGTGCCAGCAGCAATCCAGCGGTTGGCGCTGTTGTCGCGCCAGGTGATCAGGCCACGGCAAGACCCAGACATCTGGGCTGTGGAGCGTTTGCGCCAGCCGCCAATGGGCCGCAGCGTGTTCTCGTACCAGCGCACAAGGTTAGCGTCATACCAGCGGCCAGCAGCCTGGTACTCAGTGCCATTTCGGTAAATGCCTGGCGGCAGCTTGATGGGTAGATACATGGCTGTTAACTCGGTAAATTGGACACAAAACTCATGGTCACAATGGCTGATGGCACTGCTGGCCTGGTTGGGCTTGTGCTGGTTGGGAACTGCTCCAAACTAACATCAGTGCTGGTGGTGCGCCACATGATCTCAATGTAGTCATTGGCCACCACGCTCACATAAAAATTCATGGCTGCGACCAAGTGGCTTGGATCTCCAGAAGACTTTCTCGCTGGAATGTGAAATCTGCTGTTGCTGTTGTCAATGTTTGTGCCGTTCTTTCTGAACCAAATATCAATATCCTGGCCATCGTTGCCAGCGTTTTTGAACTGGAAAGAAAACTGCAAATTCCACAGGCCATCGACAGCCACCGTCAGGCGTGAGTCGCTGGCAATGGTCACGCCATTGGAGAAGTCAACAGTGTTGAATTTGACAGGGTATGCAACAGTGGTGCTGGCTGCTGTCTGGTCAGTGCTGTCTTGAAACGCGCCATAAGGATTGTTCAAGAACTTGCCACCTCTGGGGCCGAACAGCGATCCAAGACTGAACACCAACTTCAAAAAGAAATTGTTCAGCGCACCGTAATTCTCATTAAAGTGCCTGCGCTCGTACACCTCTGGTGGGAATCCCAGACTCGGTACAAAGGGCGTTTCTAATTGCTGTTTGACGTTGGCCATAGTCCAATTATTCCACCTTTACCCGCCCAACACCTCAAGGGCGTGATTCGTGTGCAAGATGCGGTCATCCAGGCCAATCGTGCCGCCGTTGATCTTCTTGGTCAGCGCCAAGTTGTTGCCTGACTCAGCTAAAGCATTCAACTTCTGTGTGTCCCAGAACCATCCAGCGGTCAAAGCAGCATACTGAGGTGTGGCCACAAGGTCAGGCTCCATGATGAAGTCCACCTCCAGCGCCTTGCCTGCATGGTAGTAATTTGCAGATCCTGTCAACTGGATGCAGCCACGACCACGAAAACGATACCCATCACCAGAAGCCTCGTCCCGATTGCCCATGCGGTTGCTGTAAATGCGGTTTGCAATTTTCTTCGGTTGGCGTTCATATGCAGCAGCCTCTTCGGGCGTAAAGCCCCAGGCACGCCGCTGCGTTCTGGGAAAAAGTTTGAGCAGCGTTGCCGCCCGGTAATTCAAGTTTTCTTCCAGCACGCGAAAGTTGGCACTCTCATGGCCACACTGGCCGATGAATGCGGCCTGCTGGCGTGGCGTCAGGATGTTGAATCTCTCGAATGTAGCGTTCAGCGCATCGACCCACTGAGGGCCAATGTGCAGCTTCTTGAGTTGGTCAGCGTTGAGCATTGATGATGTTCCTCATGTTGTCGTAGGCGTCTATGCACGCATTCAATTGGTTGATCGCCCTGTCCCCATCGGCTGCAATCTGCGCGATCAGTTGGAGGGTTTGGCGCTCGGCCTCGCTGGCTCCACTGGAACCAGGATCTGGGTCAGGCGCTCGGTCAGGTTGGCTTGGCGCTTGGTTGCTATCTCTGGCGGCAATGGGGGGATTTGGGCTGG